CCAAACATTAACGACATGAACAATACGCCAATGACTTCAATAGACATTAGCAGTTGTCCTCACTAACTGAACTTAATTCAAGTTCACTTTCAATGATATTTTCTTTGAGTGTTCTAAACTCGGTTAGTAAGTCAAGTAACTCAAAACGTGTATGACGGATTGCACGATACTTTGGATTAGTTAAGTAAAAGCTATCACTTTCCATAATCCTATTTTTCTTATTTTGTAATTTGTGCAATTTGTCCTCTACACTTTTAATGACAACGTCAATTACGACATCATCATTAGTGATTGCAATGGTATTCTTATCCAACGCTACCTCCAGTACTGTTGTAAAAATGAAGTGGTACCTCATTTATTTTTTTAATTTGTTCCTCGACTATACGAGTTGCACATGTTGGGTCTTTATAGTTTCCTATATCTGCATCTCGTTGATCGTATAACGTATGAGTAACAGAACGATTACTCCAATGACAACAATAAATACTTGCGTTGCTTTGACTTGATAAATTAACAGTTACAATTTTCTGACTTGGAAATACTGTATAAAAGTATTCTGTGTCTGAATGATACTCAGCATTATCAGTAATTTCTAATCTTGCGTGTTCATTATATTGATTGTTGTACCAAGTTATAAAGTCGCAGACAAACATGTCATTGCTTGTTCTTTGATTTATAAAGAAATCGACTAAGGCAGTTCCTAAACCTGTTCTAATATATCCGTCACTATGACGATATAAGTCAACAAGTTTAACTTCATTACCTTTAAAGTCAATGTCCATAACTCTAATTGTTGCTCTTGTACTCATTATTCCTCCTCCTGTAAACTGTCAACGTATCGACTAGGATTTGGAAATCCTGCTCTATAAACATAATGAAATTGCTTTTTAAACAATTCACTTTGTTTTTTATTTTGTAAATGTGCTTGTTTGTTTAACCAACCTTGCACTTGTTCATGTACGTTGTTTGAACGTTCAAGTGGTAAATAAACTTCGCCACTATCCATGAACTTAATCTCTTTAGGCAAATAGAATTGCTCTGTTAATGCCTTAGAGTGTCTTTCAGCAAACCAATTAATGATTAAAACATCTTGCTCATCATCAATTGTTATGCCGTCTGATATTTGCAACATCTGTTGCTCCTTTCCGTAACCAACCTATGATTACTATAAGACGCACATGACATGCGTCCTAACTAATCAAATGAATAGATTTTCTTTTTCCGTAGGTGGAATGTTCTCACTTGTTTGATACGACCATTGAGTGTGTTTACTTAGTGCAGGTGTAACCATTTCTAAAATAACTGTCACTCTAGGAACGTTTTTCAACTTTTTTTTCTTAATCCAATCTCTTGCGTAATCGATCGCTTGAGTTTTAGTTGAAATTGATTTAGGAACTCTGACTTTCCTAAACTCAACATTGTTAACAAAGATACTAAATTCATACCTCATGACCTAACCTCTTTCTGAATTTCTTTAATTCGTTGTTCCAATCGTTTTGCGTCTGCCTTACCAAAGTCAAACCAGTCAGGCATATTTGTTTTTTGATTAAACAAAAACCTTAAACGATTTATAACTGTTGCAAGTGAACCATTACCACAAGCATTATAAAATACTTCATCATTATCAATTATTAATAATGTTTCGTTTGTAATTCTGTCACTCATGACTTAACACCTCGCTTTGAGTAAAAGTCGTACATGTTGTCTAAATGCTCAACTTGTGCGTCTTTACAATAAACACAGTCACTAATAATGTACTTGCAATTATTAATGTGCTTTAAATGTACCTCTGCACCATTGCTAAAAAAGTCATCAACTTTCATACTTGTGATTTCTAATTTGCCTTGGTTACTTGCGTAGTATTTAACTGTTGTAGGTTTGTCACCTCTGAAGTAAACAATATAACCTTTAAAGGATTCAAGTAAATCTTTCTCATAAAGATATTTATTTGAACTACTCCAGTTACCAGATGAAATCCACCTCGCAACGTGGTTATCGTTGTTTACATATACATGGTATCTATAACTCATTATATTTACCGACCTTTCTGTTGCTTATGCAACCTAATTAATGAATGGTGCGAACACCTATCTGCTCACGATCAACATGAGCAGTTAGCTGTTAGCGATTAATTAACTTACACATAACAAAGTGAGATACTTTGTTTGCATAATGTAATGGTTGAATGACAAATACTTTTCTAAAAGTACCTTCAAACAATCCCCAAAATTCAATTTGGGAGTATAAAGTTTCGTAAGCAAAACCACGCTCACAAGAATAGTTATTACACATACTTTCTTTGTAATAAGATAAAGATTGAAATAATATTTTTAACCATTCAAGTTTGACTATAAATTTCAAACCTGCGTTTAATTCATATTTCATATCCCCATAGTTATATATATTTGTATATTCTTTGACAGTATTCATTTACTACCTCTTTCTGTTGCTATTGCAACCTTTATAATTTTCGGTGCGTTAACACCAATCTGCTCACGATAAACATGAGCAGTTTGCTATTAACTATTTGCTAATGCCTCAACTTCAGGCATGAACAATTTTAAGTTTGTTATTGAACTTGAAACCCAAGCCATGAAACAAGAACGCTCACAAAAATAGTCATTAATGTCATCATTGCTATTTAAAACAACATCAAACTCTGCTAAATGTATTTCACAATGAGCACAGTCAGTTGTAAATAAATCACCTGCGTCCTCATGACTAAATGGATTATCTACTTCTGTAAATAATTCATCATAAAGGTTATTAGTAACAACATCCTCTAATTGTGACAATCTTGCTTTCTTGTCTGCTAATACTTTTTTCCAATCTGTAGCCATTTTTGACCTACCTCTTTCTGCAACCTATATGTTGCTATCAATTAACATGATTAATTCTTAGCAAAATATAAATATCGACCTCGATTAATTACAGCATTTTTTATTAGCAAAGTATCGTGAACAGATGAGTATGAAAACCTCGCTGGGTTGTCCCCCCGCTTTCTTAAAGCTTGCAGAAGTTTTGATGTGTTAAAGTCAGGGTCACTCCAAACTGACTAATAATACTAAATAAGAGAAATAAGGCCTCCTGATAAATTGATTGCGTTCATACTATTTATTTTAATGTCTAATTTGCAATATGCAATTAACAATTGCACTAAATACGTTGAAAACGTTGATTTTTACATTTTAAATGCCTTAAATAAGGCGTCTAAGATACCTAAAAAAAAATTTAAAAAATTTGCTAAGAATATATATATATGACGAAATTTTTGCACATTAAGTTAGTATTAAGACATGGAACGCAAAATATTTAAAAGTAAAGATGAAAAAAAAGAAAATGACATTAAACAAGTCATAGGATATAAATTTAAAGACCCAGTTATATGGCAACGACTTATTGAGGCCTTGCAGGTTGGAAGTTATATTGAGGACGCTTGTCGCTATGCAGGAATATCATCACGACAATTTAGAACGTGGCGATCACTTGCTGATGAAGGAGTTGAACCTTACGCAACTAAATGGGAAGAAGTACGCAATGCAGAAAGTACATCAATAATATCTAATCTTGCAAATATAAAAAAAGCAGGACAAGACGGAAGTTGGCAGGCAAGTGCATGGCTCTTGGAACGTAAATATCCAGACAAATTTGCTAGGCGTGATAAGGTTGAGGTACAAACAGACAATAAGAAGTTTGATGTTGAGTTATACTGGGCAGACGGAAATATCATTGATGTAGATGACGCAGAAGTAATTGAAACTTCCGAAACTTCCGATACTAAAAAAGACAAAGACAATGAGTAAAGAACCTAAAGACATAAATAAAGAGTTTGAAAAAATAACAAACAATCTAAATATGAATATTGAAGTGTTTGATTTTCCTAACGATGACGCTTTAGTAAGTGACTTATACGATCAATTTACTTATGAAATGCTTAATAGTGTTGTGATGATACCTTTTACTTTTATTGCTCAACTACCTGATGTTGTATTTGATGAAGTTATAAATATATTACGTGAACTGCATGACGGAACAGACAACTACTAAATTAAAAATCAAACTTCCTAGTTTGCATAAAGGACAAATTAACGTTGCTAAATCTAATGCACGTTTTAAAGTTTTATCAGCAGGTAGGCGTTGGGGAAAAACAAGATTAGGTGTTTGGTTATGTCTTGCAACTGCAATGCGTGGTGGTCGTGCATGGTGGGTTGCTCCTACATACGCAATGGCGTTAGAGGGTTGGAAAGATTTACGCGTAATAGGTGCAAGGTATGGAATGATTGTTAAAGAGAGTGAAAAGACATTAATTACTCAAACAGGTGGAATGGTATCTGTTCGTTCAGCAGATAATCCTGATAGGTTAAGAGGTGCAGGTCTTGACTTTATTGTATTAGATGAGTGTGCCTTTATGAAAGAACAAACATGGAAAGAAGTATTACGTCCTACACTTACTGAACGTCAAGGTGGTGCATTGTTTATCTCAACTCCTAAAGGTTATAACTGGTTTCAACGTTTATACGAGGACGCACAAAATTTAGATGATTGGGAAACATGGCAATTGCCTACTACAACTAATCCTTATGTGCCTGTTAGTGAACTTGAAATAGCAAAGAAAGAAATCGGCTCTTTTTTATATAGTCAAGAGTATGAGGCACAGTTTGTTGAGGCAACAGGTGGAATAATAAAACCACAATGGTTTAAACATTATAAGAGAACACAACAAATTGAATATGACAAAATAGGAATGGAAACAACAGTTGAGTATTACCAACTAGACGATCAATTAGTTAGAGCAGACGAATTGTCTATCTTTACAACAGTTGACCTTGCAACATCAACAAATGAAAACGCTGACTATACAGTTATAATGACGTGTGCAAAAACTAAAGATGATGATTTGCTTGTTCTTGATGTTATTAGGCAACGCATTGAGGCACCTGACATTATTCCTGCATTAAAAGTAAATCTACAAAATTATAATCCTGCTTTCATAGCGATTGAAAAAGCTGGGTTTCAATTGTCATTAATTCAAATTGCAATGCGTGAGGGTTTGCCTGTTCGTGAATTAAAAGCAGATAGAGATAAGGTTGCACGTGCATTGCCTTTGTCTGCAAGAATGGAGGCTGGTAAAGTATGGTTTGATAGGCAAAGTATGTGGTATTCTAATTTAGAAAGAGAGTTATTACAATTTCCAGCAGGTGAACATGATGACCAAGTTGACGCTTTAGCGTATGCAGTATTGCAAAGTGTTCGTCAAGGAAAATATAAGGCATATTGATTATGGAGGCAAGAGCATTGGACAAAGGGGTTGTGATTTCCACTAATGCGTTCACCATAACCCCAATGTCCTTAGAAAGAATTATATGAGTGAAAGACGTAAACTAAGCGACATAATATTTAATCGATCAACAAGTGAAAGAAAATACTTTAACTTTTTTCGTGATGACGCAAGTTATTATGGAAACAATAATTTCTTATGGGGTTGGAATACAAAAGCTGGTGAGTGGAATGTTGAGAGTATGGGCAATGGTGCAAGTAATTCAGCAGTCGTTGCTTGTTTACAATTACTAGGAACATCATTTAGTGAGGCCAATCTAGTAGTCGAATTTAAAACAGAAAGTGGTGAAACAGAATACTTGCCTAATCATCCTTTAGAAACATTAATGCAACGTCCTAATCCTTATATGTCTGGTGATGTACTTGCACAATATATGATTAATGCCTTGCACGTATCAGGTGACGCATACTTACTTAAACAAAGAAACAATGCAGGACAAGTTATAGGTTTATATCCATTAATGCCTGAAAACGTCACACCAAAAGGTAATAAGGTTGATTTAATAACTCACTATGAATATGAGAGCAATGAGCAAAACATAATTGTATTACTTAAAAAAGATGTAGTTCATATTCGTTTAGGTTTAGACCCAACTAATCATAAAGTTGGTTTCTCACCTCTCAAAAGTGTTTTGCGTGAAATATATGGTGATGAAAGTGCAGGACAACTTGCAACATCATTATTAAGCAACATGGGTGTGCCTAGTGTTGTTATTACTCCTGCTGACAATTATGGATTAACAGATACAGACGCAGAACAAATAAGTAAAACGTATCAACAAAAAGTAAGTGGTCGTAATAAAGGAATGCCTTTAATTTTGTCAGGACAAATGAAACTTGAAAAAATGTCTTTTAGTCCTACCGAACTTGACATAGGAACACTTAGGCGTGTACCAGAGGAACGTATTTCAGCAGTATTAGGCGTACCAGCAATTCTTGCAGGTCTTGGTGCAGGTTTAGATAGTGCAACATATTCAAACGCAAGAACATTAAGAGAGTTATTTACTGAAAACAAATTAATACCAACATGGCGATTAGTCGCACAAGAAATTACTCATCAATTATTAAATGTAGATTATTTAAACGATACTGAACTTGTTGCTGTTTATGACTTTAATAATGTTCGTGCTTTACAAACAGATTTAAACGAAACATATACAAGATTAAATATTGCTGTACAA